ATCCATGCAATTTTTGCCTCCAGTGCCATGAAATATTGTTTGGCTGCATCACGGCTACAGTCATCACGATGCGCTTCACGACTTAGTTGTCTTATTGCCTCATCCATCACTTCCCCTCCCCAAGCGCGTCTTCAGGAGGCGCGCCAAGAACAGAGCAAATATACGATTGAACGGTTGTTTGATTATCAACCCACCAATATTCGTCGTTTTCGCCGCGCTCCGTATCGGCAGCTTTGTAAATCACGGCAAGCGCCTCACGCAGCCGCTCTATTTCGTCGGCGGCAGCATCCAGCAACGGGCTAAGTTCCGTTTCCATATCAAGTTCGTGTACGCCATCGCGCAGCCGTACAACAATGTCAGTCATTCCTTCCCCTCCCACGACAGCTTCGGCAGCGTGACTTTCTTAGGGCGGCTCGCTTGATGCCGCCCCCATCCGCCGGTCATGCTGGCAAGCATGTGCCGCTTGTGCGCTTCAATGTCTTTCTTCCTGCGCTCTCTGCTTTCGCGCTCCATGCGCTGCACGGCAGTAAAGAACGCGTGCCTCTCTCTGTCCATCGTTACCTCCGCACCGCGATGTATCTGTAGACGTTCTTCTCGATCCTCTCCTGCACCAGCAGGATCTCGCTCTGGATGTACATCTCGTAGGCCATGTCGGCGAGCATGTTCAGCTCGCGCTTCTCCGGCGACGGCGTTTGTGCGAGCGGGACATACCGATCGAACGCCAGGTCGCCCGTGTGGTAAACGATCTTCTCTCCGCGCTTCGCGCTGTCGAACCAATCGTGAAACTTGTTAAGCATCGCCGAACCTCACGAACACACTGTCGAGCAGTTGCCGCCGTTCTGGCAGCACGTCACGCACACGATTACTTTGCCGTTCACAAAGTAGGTCGTCGTCGAACAGGCCACCGCGATCGTCGGCGTCAGCAAGAACACAGACAGCCCAATGGCCGTTAACAATTTACGCATCGTTCTCTCTCCTAGTTGATAGTCGTATCTGCAGGCATTGCGCTGATGACGAGAACCGCCTTCAGCAAGGCATCGGCACAATCCCCGTGGCCGTGGATGTGCATGCTTCCGACAGCGGCCTTGATGATCTCTTGGAAGACCCCGCAGGCCGGTGTGTTTGTGTCGCTGCTGATCTGCTCCGCGATCGTGATCACGGCGTCAGCAATCTGCGCCGCGCGAACGGCAGCGTCTTGATCCAGAACCAGGTCAGCGTCAAAGGCTTGATCGACCATCGCCGATTGCCTTGATGACGTTCTTGGCACGCAGCCCACAAAGGTTTTCCTTTGCGGCTTGATCGCTGCAGGGATGCTGGCAAACGCACGCGTACAGAGACAGCGCCTGCACGCACATACTTAACGCAGCTGCAGCTTCACGCAGGCCCTGCGCGTCGACAGGATCCTGCGATGTTTTTGCGAGGAACTCGAGCTGTTCAACCAGCGACTTTTGAGGCACGCGCAACCTCCTCGAATTCTGCTTCCGACAGCACCGGCTTGTTGCGGATCGCCTGCTCCATGCGCAGCGCCTCTTCCATGCCGGCAATTACGTTCTGCCTGCGGATCTCGCTGAGACCGTCGAAGTGCTGGCCGGCAAACGTGCCGACGAAGGCGAGATAGTTGACCCCGTCGACGATGTTGTCGTCGTAGACAGGCGTCTCGATGTGGCGCCCCAACTTCGTGCAGAGCTGGATCATCGACACTTCGTATGGCGTCACGTTGCGGTTCAGCATGATCGACGCCAGCGACGCGATGCGCGCGAAGTTGACCTCCGGCGTGCTGTACTTTTTCTGCCGCTCGTCCATGACATCGAGCGCGTGTTTTAGTGTGTCCCGGTAGTGCATACCTTCTCCTCCGATTGCTGCTTCTTCAGGATCCGCAGACCCCACAGAACTGTCGTGTGATCCCGCCGCGTGAAGCGCCCGATCTGCGCGATCGACATGCCGTCCTCCCACAGCTTCATCCACACCTTGCGCCGTGGCGCGTGCATCTTTGCGCTTCGGTCTTTTGCCCACAGCTCTTCCCATGTCATGTTGAACTCTTCCAGAACCGACAGGACGAGCGCCTGCCGACGCATTGAAAGCGGGCAACCCTTCAGCCGTCTTTTCTGCGCCTGCTCGACGGTCTCCTCGACTTCGGGCGCAGGCGCGGGCATCACATAATCTTCGACGTGTTTCGGCGGCTTGATCTTTGTGATCTGCGGCTTCTGGTTCAGACGCGCGCGGACTGCCTTGTAGTGTTCTTGCCAGTTGGTCATGCGTAGTTCTCAATTACAAATTGCTTGGCGGCTTCTAGGGTGTATGTGTGGTCGAGCCGACCGTGAACGCTGACAGCGCGATAGCCCCTGTCGAGTTTGCTGTAGCGGATCTCAGAGATGTAGCCCGCCTCTTTGCCAAAGTAGTAGACGGTCCATGTGCCGTCGTCGTTGCGTTTCACTTCGATTGCTTTCGGTTGCATCTGTCTCTCCTCAATCCAGCGTGCCGGCCATCTTGTAGATGTCCTTGATGACATCGTCGGCTGACATATCGAGAACGCACTCAAAGCGCAGCTGCTTTGCGTCGCCTTTGTATGCCGTCTTGAACTCCGCGAAATAATCGTCGGCGTCGTCGTAATTTTCGGCGTCGAAGTAGGTGACGGTATTGAATGTGTTTCCGTCGTAAATCGCAAAGCGCATGGTGTTCTCTCCTCTGATGCAAATCACCATAAGCGCCGCTTGCGCTAGACACAAACATTTTTATCGTGAGCTTGGCCCAAAAAGGGTCGGGGCCTGTGGCGTCGGGAGGAGAGAGGGAAACCCGCCACAGGCCCCTAGCGTGCTGGAGAGCCACGCTGCGGGGAGAGAACTCGACCCGCATCTAGGAAGATGCCATAGGTGCGTTTGTCACACAATCAGCTTGCGTCTAGCGCACAAGTCAACTATTGTTGCGGGTAACGGGAGGAGAGACCCATGAACGTAACGATTTTTGAGCGCAGCCCTGGCGTGTTTCGCATCCGCATCGAGACGCAGGAAAACGGTCAGCGGAAGTTTCGCACCGAGACACTGAAGGGCACGCGCCTCGACGCCGACGCACGCAAGGTCGAGATCCTTCAGCAGCACCAGACCGGCGACCTCGTTCAGATCACCGACGACAGCGTCGAGATCCACTGGACGAAGTGGCAGGCCAATCGCCTCGCGCTTAAGCAGATCTCGGAAGTCACCGAGCAGAGCCAGAAGAATTTGATGAAGCCGTTCTTCGCTATGTACGGCACGCGCCCGCTGCGCTCGCTGACGAAGGAAGATATCGAGACGTTCTACCTGTCGCGGATCCGTGCCGTGGCTGAAGGCACAATGACGATCACGCATCACCACCTGAAGGCGATGTTCAACCAGGCGATCGAGGCCGGCGTGCTGGCGAAGAACCCCATGAAACGCGTGTCGGCGCCGAAAGGTTCCAGCGAGACCCGCAAGCCTCTTGAGAAGCGCCACATCAAGGCCCTGCTGGCGCACGCTGCCGACAAGCCGTTCCTTGGCCGCATGATCCGCCTCGCCCTGCACACCGGCATGCGCCGCGGCGAGATGTGCGCCCTGAAGTGGTCAGACATTGACCTCGAGGCCGGCATCATCCACGTCTCGCGCACCGTCGTTCGTGTCGGCAGCGCCGAGTACGAGAAGAAGCCCAAGACGGCGAAGTCGATCCGCTCCATCCGGATGCCCCGCTCGCTGATCGACGAGCTGCGCGCTGCCGCCGGCAAGCCCGACAAGCACGTCCTGCAGACAGTCTGGGGCGATCGCCCGACCCTGTCCTACATGACCTCAGCCATGAAAGACGCCCTGCGCGCGATCGGGCTGGACGAGGGCTACTGCCTGCACTCCACCCGCCACGCCCACGCCACGCATCTGCTGCGCGAGAAGATGCCGCTGAAGGCCGTCTCTGAGCGCCTGGGGCATGCCAACGTCGAGGTGACGCTGACGGTCTATGCCGGCGTCCTGACCGGCGACGACCAGGCTCTGGCCGACAGCATCGACAAGGTCGTGAACGGGTAATTACCCGGCTTTACCCGAGCCGGGTAACGGTTTCGGGTAAGGCGCCCACTAACATCGTTGCAAATCAAGGCGGTTAGCGCGGCATCCAACTCTCATGTGAGAAGCAACCGCGTGTGCTATCGCGTTGATTTTCGTGCAGTTAGTGATGCGAGAAACGCAAAAAAGAACCCCCTTTGCAGGGGGTTCGGGTAACGAATTGCAATAGGTTGGATCTTAATCCAGCAGCCCCAATCCGGCCTGCGTACCCATCCGAATGAACGACGGGGTGACGCGTTCTTCCAAGCGCCGGCCTACCTGATTTTTGAGGTAGCCGCGGGTCAGCGGATTGTTATACAGCACGTTTGCCGCATACGGGGCGCCGACGCCGAGCGCGATCGCACCGGGAACGCCGCCCATGCTGTAACCGGCAGCACCGCCACCCGCACCCGACGCCAGCGAGATGAGGTTAGCAACCTGCTGGCGCCCTGGCGTACCGCTGTTCGGCGGCTCACGCATGAACACGCTACCGATCCGCGACAGCGTGTCGAGTTCCGGCGTCGCGCCCTTTGTGGCAACAGAGCTGCGGATGCCGGCGACCGGGATGTTTCCGGCGTCTGCTACCGCACCGCCGCGCGACATGACTTCGTCGATGCGGAGAAGGTTTTTCCATTCGCCGCGGGCCTGACTAAGAGCGTCAGCCTTGCTTGGTAGCGAGCGCGTGATAGCGTCATCGACAGCTTCACGCAGTCCGCCAAAAGCTGAAGCCAATGATGGGTTGCTGGCATATTCACGCTCAAGACGGGCAATATCGCTACGCACGTTTTGAGCATAGTCACCAGCTACTTCGCGCGTTCCTTTGAGGAGCGCGTTCGCCTGACGGATAAACATCGGACGGACGTTCTCGTCGAGACGATTTGTATAGTCAGCTACAACACGCGCTACGTCACTGCGCATCGGCTGGTCGAATTTGACCTTCTCACCTTTCAGCAGAGTGTTGAAGCTATTGCTGATTGCGTCAAATCCAGCTTGGCGCACTTCAGGCGTCGCAAGAGCTTCGTCAACGCCAGCAGTCTTCAGCATCAGATTGTTCATCTGTTCTGTCTGCGCAGCGCGCGGAGACATATTGCCGCCAGGCATGTCCTGCAGCATGCCTTCGGCATAGTTCAGGTAGCGGTTGCCGGTCGCCTGTGCCGGCGTCAGCGTGATGCCGCGTGCGGTCGCTTCTTTGAGAAGCCGTTGCTGCTCTGCGTTCAGATTGCTAGTGACAGGAGAAATCGCACGACCGATCGCGCCAGCAGCAAGCGGAATAGCGCCGCCGATTGCAGCGCCGACGCCAGCGTTCGGCAGAACTTCCTGATCTCGAGCGGCAGCTTCTGCAGCGCCAAACGTAGCGCCTTCCGCAATGCCGAGCGCCGTCTTACCAAGGATGCTCGACGGAGACGCGGCACTCGCAAGCACGTTAGCGACAGGCTGCGCCGCTGGCCCTGCAGCACGCGACACAAGGTTCGCGGCACCCTTAGCCGCCATAGAGACTGGTCCGCCGATCATCATCTGCGGGACGGCAGCGCCGACAGCAAGCGTGCCACGCTGAAGCGGGCCAGCCTCTTCCTTGGCGCGCTCCGTAGCCGCACGCTCCTGCGCTTTGGCGGTCTCATAATCCAAGTTCGGATTGAGTGCCGCACGACCGGCGCCGACAGCTTTGTCCCAGAGGCCGAGCGTCAGGTAATCATTGAAGATGCGCGCCTTGTCGCCGATCGTATCGACGATGCCTCGCTCTCGCTGCGGTGCGGCAGGAGCAGTTGGAGCGCCGAACTGCTTTTGCAGAACGGATGCAATTTGGTCGTCAGACATACTGTCTGGAAATTCAAATTGACCTTGACCCGGAACTTCAATGATCTTCGGCATCTATCAATCCTCGAACCTTCGGCGCAGCAGATGCGTTGTTTCCTGTCGCCTTCGATCCGAAAGGAGCAGGACCGGATCCGATCGGCGACAGCTCCCCGCGACCACGCGTCACGATTGCCTTCACGTTATCCAGCGACCACTCCATCATGTTGAGCTTGTCGCGGATTGTTTCGGGGCTATCGGTCGGGCCGATACCGTATTGATTAGCGTAGGTCTCAGCTTCGCTGACGTTCATGCCAGCGCCCGTAAGGCCACGCACAAGAGCCTCTTTGCCGACGTTCATGCGGCGAGACAGAGCGCCCATCTCACCGACGCCAAGCACAAGCGAAGCGCGGTTCGGGACGTTGCTCAAATCAAACTTCCCGGCATCAAGGGCTTCTCTGATGCTCTTTGCGTATGGCTTGAAACTTTCAGCCAAACCAACGCGGGCGCCGACTTCCGCCGCAATCTGCTCTTGCGGACCGCCAGCGATCGGACGCAAGCGACGCTGACCCTGCGGGGCAGACGGGTCGTTCTCAAAGCCTGCCGGAGCCTTGCCAGGGTCTTCGCCTTGGATTTGCCAATCAACGACATTGCCCTGCGCGTCGAGCTTGATCTTAGCCGGCTGCGTCGGAGACAGGCCGATCCCTTTGCGCATCTCGTTGTCGCCGGGAGGGATCGGGATCCATGTGTCTTGCTTCAGCGCGCCTTCCGCTTCCATCTTGATAATTTCGCGCGGCTTCACGCCGCCAGCGAGAAGCGACTGAACGATGTTATTCGGGATCTGATAAGTCGCTGCAGAGCGCGGCATGCCAGGCATACCCGGCATTGCAGGAGCAGCAGCAGGAGCGCCCGCAACAGGGGGAGCAGCAACGCCAGCAGGAGCTGCGCCTGCAGGCGCCTGACCGCCGGCTCGTTGCGCCAGATATTCAGCCGCGCGACGCTGTGCTTCTGCGTCACGTTCCAGAGCTTCGTTCTCAAGCCGCGCCCTGCGAACCGTTTCCGGATCGCGTGACAGACGGTTGACGTTGATCTGCTTAACGGCAGCACGCACGTCGCCAGCACCAAAGCCGGTCGGGTCGAAGCCGTACTTTGCTTTGAACCCTGCCGTATCTTTCATTTCTTCAGCGATGCGCTTGTTCTCTTCCATCTCACGGCGCTGCTCTTCGGTGCGAGCTGCCATCAGACGGCGCTGAGATGCGTTGTAAATGTCGGTGTTGAAGTTGCCGCCGGCCTGACCAAGTTGCGCGAGATACGCAGCGCGCTGCGCAGGCTCCATACGCTGACCTGCAGCCATAAGGATCGCGCCCATGTTGCCGATCGAGTTCAGCGCAGCCTGGCGCACGTCCGACATCGGGACGCCGTAGCGTTCGTCAACTTTTGTCGGATCGGCGTAGTCACCGGATCCCATGAAGAAGTCGAGAAGACCGGCCATCACTGCCCTCCAAAGTTGAACATCATCCGCAGCCGATCAAGCCAGTCAGCTTGCGGCGGTCCTGATCCGCCCGTCGACGCGTCTGGCGCTGCGCCAGGTTCCGGCATCATCGGGCCGTCGAGCAGCCCCCGAGTGTAGTAATCGTTTTTCATCTCGCCGTCGATGTTGATGAGGCGAGCCTTTACCTTCGACAGATCGCCGCCAGCGAATTGATCGGCGTATGCCTGTGCGTCGGGGCCTGCATCTTTCAGCCCCTTGCTGTAGCCGACAACTTGGAACGCCGCTGGCATTGGCGGGCCGAACTGCTGCGCGCCTTGTACCGGCTGCGCCATACCGGCAACCGGCTTCGGGCCTACTTCTCTGCCGCCCATCATCTGCGGCAGCAGCTTCGGGCCGAGCTTATTCATCGGCATGATGCCAACAGGACGAGCGCCGTCCGTCACGTCCATCGACGTTTGCTGCAGCCGGCGGGCACGTTCGTCCTGCGCACGCTGGCGCATGATGTCGTAGTAGTTCAATTTGCCGCTCCCCCGTTGTCGTTATATTGAGGGCTCACATACCCATACGACGTTTCTGCTGCAGCCGGAGCAGCCATGCGCGACTGATATTCCGCGCTTGTTCTAATCGCGTCGTAGAGCTGCTGTTGCGTCATCCCGCCGTAAACGGCGTTCGACCACGACGTGAGGCCGGCATCATCCGGCGCGCGCCCAAGCAAATCTGAATACGCACTCCGGACAAGGCTCTGCGCGCCAAGAAGACCGCCGACCATGTTCGGGTCAGAGTTCGTCGGCCCAGGCGGTGAGTAACCGCCGCCGGTAACGCCACTGCCTGCATATCCGCCTGTTGTCGCTGGCGTCTGCTGTTGCGCACTTGGAACGTAGCCGCCGAAAGTCGGCTGCGGTGTTGAGCCAAGGTTTGACATTTGGTTTGTCGTATCAAGCAACCCACGCGCTGACACATCACGTCCCAAACGCTGATTGATCGTGTCGTACAAGAAACCGAACGGCTGATCGTTAGGAGACGGCAGCGGGCGCATCGGCGAGTAGTTGTCAAACACGCTGACGTTGCTATACGGCCCTGTTGGGAAAAACACGTTCGGCCCGTATGGGCTTGCCGGTGTTGTTGGCTTAGGAAGCGTTGGAGTAGTTGGCTTCGGGGTTGTTGGCGTTGTTGGATTTCTATTCCCATTGCGCGACATATACTCTGGCGAGTTCATCAAGCCCTGCATGACTTGCTCGCGTGTCAAGCCGCCGCTTTCGAGCGCGCTTACCCACTGATACGCGGAAGGGTCCAAGCCGCGATTGAAGTATTGGTTATATAGGTCGTAGACGTAGCCTTCCGAGCTGTCGTTAATCCGCTGACGAACTTGCTCCGGCGTTAAAGCGCCAGAATTAAGAGCGTCAA